ATCTCCTTACGTATCCTCAACTGAGCAGGAGAATTCGGCATGTGTTTCATTGCCTTCGTGTATAACTTATAGAGTTTTGCCTTATCGTTTTCGTCAAGATTGAGATCTTCTTTGTACAACTCCGGAAACTTCTTCTTCATATCCTGAGTGTATTTCGAAGGTTTCGTCTTGGCGGATGCATCGCCCGGAGCGGGTTTGTATGCCGAAGGATCTTCGTCGGACTTCTTCGCACCCTTCTCAAAGTGACGAGCTCGAGCGGCCTTAGTGGACTTCTTCATGTCCTTTCCGTAATACTTTGCGGGTTGTGTTCCCTCACGATCCTTTATATCCTTGTCCTGTCGAACCTCGGAAAGACTATCAACGAAGTGTTTGTTTTCGTTGGTGTCAATGATGAAATTTGTTCTTCTTTCAGCAATGGTGATTTTGTTGTTTCCCGAGTAAACCGTATCTCCAACATTGAAGATTTCACCCGCAACATATCTCTCACGAATAGTAGACAACTGTGGCAACTGAATATGTTTGCGAAAATTGACCTTTTCCTTCAATCCCATTCTCTTACGAAGTAGATTGAAGAGCGTCATATCCTCACCATAAGATCTTGGTAGACCCTGAGAAAAGGATTTGAAGTCACCTGCAACTGCGGCTGCTCTCATCTTAGAGGCGCTCATTCCTGTCACACCTTCTGCATCGGGATCTCTTTCACCGGCGGAGATGACATCAATACCATCCGGAAACTCGTAGAAACCATGTCGTCCCTTGACTCCAACATATTTGTTGAGCAGTTTACGAAATTCGGCAACACGATCCGATCCAACAACCATTACGATGCGAGTGAATCCCTGATCGTAAAGAGAAGTCGCGACATCAAAGACGTTCTTGATTCGCGAATCGAGAATGATGTTCCTTCCATGTTTCGGAAACATCTTACGCATGATCTTTACCTTCTCATCGTATTGGAGAGGATTTTTCTTGGCATCGTTAGAGTGTGATGCATAAATTCGATAGTTGCTACCAATCGCCACGGATGCAAGTTTGTTCATCAACTTCTCGTGACCCGTTGTCGGTGGATTGAACCGACCGAAAGTAAATACTACTTCGTTTTTCTTCTCTTCGCTATACTGTTTAAATGTTTTCACGGTATTATTTATCTCTCCCAACCCTTTATTACATCCTTTGAAAAATTGTTCATTGAGAACTCCATACGATCCACAAGTTTTACGGCGCCATCATTTGTCTTGTCGATTGCAACAAAACCTTCACTGCCCGTGACCTTGAAACCGTTTTGAGTTCTCACAAAGGTGTCAAGTTCTTTGACCTTATCAAGTTTCGAAATGATAAGAAGTTTAGCATCAACAATTGCGTTCTGTAGAGCAAAGACCAAATCCAAGTTCTTTTTATTGTCCTTTGAGAAGAACTTCATGACCTCATCGAGCTTTGCCTGTACTCCGGCCTTACCCTTTTCGGTCTTTCTCTTCTCCATCTCCTTACCAAACTTATCTTCAAACCAAAGGATTAAATCGTTGACGTGTTTTCCCGTGTTCTGTATTCTTTCTCCTCTACGTACTAAAGAATTGTTGAAGGTCTCGATGTATCCAGCGAGCTCGCTGTTTGATTGGAGTTGACGCAACGTAGTGCCCGCTATCTTTTGGAATATCTTTCCGGCTTTTGATAGTGCCTCCGTTACCTCTCTTGTTTCTGTGTCGGTGAGTGTTGCTGTTCCGCTTTGATCCTTGTAATCCGCGTCCTGATACCATATAGAAGTTTTTTTCTTAAGTTTACCTATGTCTACTCCGTATGATGCTTTCATTTCCTCAAAGGATTTTCCTGTGTAGGTTGTATGAAAGACCACACCTAAGTTTGCCTTCATTATGGTTTTTGCTAGGTCTGACTTGACGGGTACTGCATAGACGATTGTGTTTGGTTGGAATGTTACGTACTTCTCACCGTCGATATTCTCAACGCTAAGATCATTCTTTGTAAACATAATATCGCCTTGAATCACATCTTTGATTCCAAGATCTTTCAATTCATTGTACGCTGTTACGAGTTTATCTGCAAGGTCTCCGGAAGTATCAGCACGAACATCGGCTTCTGACTTATAGACCTTTGGATCTTTATTAAAAATTCCTTTCTTTGCAACGAAGAACTTTCCATCACTTGGATCAGTTCCGGCAAAGACTGCGGGCGCTCCGTCCCACTTGACCGTTACATCAAAACGACCCTTACCCTGACCTGCCAACATATCACGAAACGCTCGAAGAGCAGCGATTGCATCTCTCGCACCAGTCACACCACCGTAGATCACGCGATCTTCGATGTGAGTCATGTGGACATTCTTGCCACTCTTAGACTCGAATATAAACTCTTTGAATCCTATCATCACTTTACCTTCAAGGAGTTGTATTTGACAGAGAGGTTGAAAAATTGACCCAGTTTTTTTGATCCTGCATTTCCAGCCTTATTGGTACGTATGGACATTTCCATTGTAACAGTAGAATCTTTAGATTTCAAATCAATGAACCAATTCTGTTTTGAATTGGTTGATGGATATGCCCGAATGAACCGAACCGAAGGAAGAAAAACACCCAACTCATCGTTGGCCGTGATCTCCTCATAATTGTTCTCCACTGCTTTAATTACCTTTGTAGGAACTTCGGGAGCATCTCTTAGTATCTCACTGCGAATGTAATCCAAAGTTTTATCCTTATCCTGATTGAAAAGATCTATCACCGCCTTCCGGCAAATATCAAGTGCCTCGTCGTAGAGTCTTTCGTATCTTTTAGAATCTTTTTTGAAGAGATCAACCAAGACCTTCGAGGTTTGTCTTCTTCCTGAACCATCATACGCCTCCTTACTCGGTATTCCCTCAATTTCTGAATAGACTCTATCCCAAAGGTTTTCACGAAGAGATTTGACCATTCGAGACTGCCCAAAAGAATTGAAGATCGGGTTTACGTAGGTGTTAAGTTTTGGTTCCTTCGTTTTCTTTCCTCCAGCCTTAAGAGAAACACCCAGTATTGTTCCATCAACAAACTCCAAAAAGATGTCGCCCGGATGATTTTTTGGAACACCTCTAGGTTTGGCCCGGTATCCCCAATGAACCATTCTAATCGATTTTGAGGATTCTTCGTCTTTTATGTACTTAAGAACTCCCATCGCATTCATCATCTTCTCGTTGAACTTAGAAGATTCGGATGCTTTTTGAATGGTATCAATTGCCGCCTTTCGATCTTTTGGATTTACCGATTTTAGATTCTTGGGGTCTTGTTTGAGGAGATGATCATAAAATTCATCAACGCTTCCGGTGGGGTTGTATCGTGTCTCCCATGCAATTGCTGGAAACAATTCCGTAATTGATGAATTGAGAGTTGTTTCACCTATTCCACCCGAAAGAGGTTTGACGAGTATGATAATTTTAGTATCAAATCCAGAATCTATGAAAACCGGATCTACCGATTGACCGGATTTTTCTCTTACCTGTGAATTTAGTCCAGCCTGACGAAGATTACGTGCGATCTCGTCTCTATCTGTAAGACGATCATTGGATCTAGCGACAAATACAGTTGTTTTACTGTTTTCGTTCTTTTTTTCAACTGGTAAATCACCGAAGACTCCTTCGGGGAAATCGGATAGATTGACTTCTTCTAATAAAAATTCTTTAAAATTTAACATAGATCCCATGAATTAGATAATGTATCTATTTATAAGATTAACTAATTTAAATGAAACCCTTTGCCCACTTTTCGTGAGTGTAACCAAATTCCTCCATGTATCTCACGTAGAGACCTGTTTCTCGACCAGACGCCTCGATCTCCCATGGCCAATCGTAATAGTGAAACTTGTTGCAATCAAATTCTTCGCCTTTCCAAAAGACGGTATCCAGAGATAATCGAGAATCTTTCATTTCTCCGGTGGCGTATTGTTTGACATGAACCATCTCATGAGCCAAGGTCTCAATCAAAGACGCAAGACCATTGCTTGAGTCCAGACGAATCGTAAACTCTCTTGGTTTGTTTCGACGATCTTCCCAGATGCAGTCTCCTTCTGTCTCCTCTTTGTGCTTGAGTCGATAGATCAATTCAATGGTCAGAAAAAGACTTGGTAACTTTCTTTTGAAGAGAAGCTTCTCGAAGAAGTAGGCAGCTCGTTCAACATGTTCCCTTTTTGTCTCGGTAGAACCTTCTATTTCAACTATCATCTTACCTCATTATGAAATAAAGACTCTCAAAGTCAACACCCAATTGTGTAAAAAAGATGTAAAAGTGGATATTTGTCCAGTTTTTGCACATAAAAACTAGACATTAGATCTTGAACGAACTGAAATCGTGAGATGAACTCTTATCGGAAGTCGTCGAATCGTCTGATGTAAGAGTTTGAGCGGAATCTTCCACGTCGTACAACCTCATCTTTGACCGATCAATTCCCACCACAAATCTCTTGTTTTGAGTTGGATCGTTGTACCGATTCTTGAGTTGTTTGATCATCAATTGATTGAGACCTTC